GACCTAAGAGTATTTACAACCGCATTAACAGACGCAGAACTAATTGCATTAACAACAATATAATCATTAATAGTTATAACCATAAGGGTAACAAATACACATATTAAACTAATAAGAGTAAATAAAATGGCACATATCTTTAAAAAGTACGAATTTAACACAAAGCAAGAGGCTGATAGCTTAATTGATGCTTTACCACACGATGAAGAAGGAAACCCTTCACATTCTCACACTATTGTTCATTTAGGATTCTTAACATTAGAAGCAGGAGAATACGATGAAGAAGGAAACGTAATCAAAGAACCTGTATTGTCTACTAAATACTCTATTGATGTATTATGGAAAGATGAAGCAGCGGATTGGACTGATTACGAGATACAAGTAGAAGGAAACGGAGTACACACCTTTGCAGGTTGGAGTTTTAACTAAAAGAAAGGGGGCTGCAATGCCCCCATTATTACTATGACACCTACTGATTTGAAAATATATGGCTTAAACGCAGTAGCATTGGTTTTTAACTTTATGCAAATAGACATAATTCTAAAGATAATACTAACCGCTGTGGCAATAGGTTATACTATTTCACGTTGGTATATAATGCTTGAGAATCATAAAAAGAAATAATATGAAGCTAAGTAAGAATCTAACCCTAGCAGAGGTAGTAAGAAGCGAGACAGCAAAAAGAATAGGAATAGACAACTCTCCTAGTGAGGAACACTTAGACAACTTAAAGACAATAGCAAAGGAAATATTCCAACCTATTAGAGACCATTTTAAGAAGCCTATACACATCTCTAGTGGTTATAGGTCAGAAATATTAAATAGTTCCTTAAAAGGCACTTCTAAGACTTCTCAGCATATGACAGGAGAGGCTTTAGATATAGACAACGATGGTACTAGTGTTTCTAACTTGGAAATATTCCAATACATAAAAGACAATCTAGACTTTGATACTCTTATATGGGAGTTTGGTAATGATGAGTCTCCTGATTGGATTCACGTTTCTTATAGAAATGGTAGACCACAAAGAAATAGAGTATTAAAAGCAACTAAAAACGGATACGAACAACTATGAAAGCAACTGTAATGATTATTTTAGTATTATTGGTATTGGCATCTTTTATCTTTATAGCTATGTGGCTAGAAAAGAAGGGTGCATTAAAAGACAACAACAACAACTATATTCCAGATGTAGCTGAAGATAAGGCTAAGAAGATAAAAAAAGAAACTAAGAAGCGAGTAAAGAGAGTCTCAGAAGAAACCAAAGATGTTTTAGATTCTATAAAAGAAGTTGGTAATCAAATAGGAGATGTACCAAAAGCTATTCTAGGAGAAGAAAGAAAAGGTAGAAAGAAATAATGGAAAAGGAAAAGAAACCTTTCTTTGAAACTAAGCTAGGTAAGATACTTTCTAAAATATCAGGTGTTTTACCTAAAGAAGGTGTATTAGGCGTTTTAAGAGATGTTTTAGATGGCGATGATACTCTTACCCCAGAAGAGAAAGAAAGTGCTTTAAACGAAGCCTTAGAGGCATATAAGCTAGAGGTAGGAGATAGAGACTCTGCTAGGAAACGAGAAGTTCATCTAAGAAAGTATGGTACTGATTGGATGTTTAATGTTACAGGTATTGTAGGATTACTAGCATTTGGATTCTTGGTTTATACTGTAGTTACTACACAAGTACCTGAGTCTAATAAAGAAATATTTATTCATCTCTTAGGGATTGTAGAGGGTGTTGCTTTGTCTATATTTGGTTACTATTTTGGTAGTGCTAAGAAAGAGAATATATAGTAAGTCAATAAGTTGTTAATAACTTTCTAGGTTATTATTATTCTATAAGATACAAAAACCTTATTTTTTATTATACTATATATAGTATTATACTATAATATATATTATATTTATATATAATTAATAATAACAATAAACTATATATAGTATTATACTATAGTCAAATTATGAGAGAAGAAATACTAAGAATTGCAGAGGATTATCAGAAAACAGTAGTAGAGAGGATTAATAAACTCTTAGAAATGGATGCTACTATGTACACGAATCTTGGTTCAGATAGCACTAAGGCTGAGAAGCAAGAGGTAAAAAAAAATTCTAGGATAATCTACAGAGCCATAAAAGACTTAGACTTAGATACTGGTAAGCTACTCTTACAACACCAAGACGGATACTAAAAGACCTACAGACAGATGCCTAAGAAACCAAGCAGAAAGACAATAGTTACAAAGCTAGATAAAGTATTCTCTGAATATATCAGGAGGCGATATGCTAAGAATGATATAGCAGAGTGTGTTACTTGTGGTAAGAAAGACCATTGGAAAAACTTACAAGCAGGACATTTTATGTCTAGAAAGCACTATGCTACTAGATTTGATGAGGAGAACGTGGAAGTCCAATGTGTGGCTTGTAATGTCTATAGGTATGGAGAGCAATACTTATTCGCCAAACACTTAGGACAAGAGAAAGCTGATAAGTTACTAGCCAAGAGTAGAACTATGGTAAAGCTAAAAGACTGGGAATTATTAGATATGATAGAAATTTATAAAGAAAAGTTATTGGAGTTGTAACGATAAGTATTATATTTGGAGTGTCTGTCTGACATTTGTCTTAAATCTGTAGAAAAGGAGGTACTATTAACTTAGTATCTCTTTTTTTTTGCTATTATTTTTGTTTATTAAGAATTTTTTATATCTTGCAACCATATTAATCTTAAAAACAGATATTATGACAAATGACCAATTGGCAGGAATCCTGCAAGAAAACATCAAGAACTTAGAGTGGGCAGAGGATTACCACGAAAGAAAGCTACAAGAAACTGAGTATCAGCTATCTTTATTTAGAAAAGAATTAAAAGACTTAGAGATATGACATACACAGAAGATTTGATAAGACTATACCAAGCAAGGATATTATCAATGGAAAGTAGGATAGAAGAACTAGAAGCATTATTAGAAATAAATCAAAATCAATTAGAAAATGAAAACAGGTAAAATTACAAATGTAGAACCTAGTGGTACTTTTGAGAGTTATGGTAGTACTCTGACTAGAAACAAAGTAACGATGGCAACAGGCGAGAGTTACACATTCAACTCTAAAGGACAGTTCAAAAAGAATGTAGGAGATGAGATAGAGTTTGAGGTAGTCAATGAACAGTATGGTAATGCCAAGCTGATTTACAATCCTAACAAACCTTCTCCTATGGCAGAAGCACTAGTTCAAAAGACAAACGATGTACAAAAGTTTATTATTAGACAATCAAGTGTTGCTAGTGCAGTAAACTTTTACAAAGACAAACCATCATCAGAGGATGAGGTATTATATTTCGCAAAAAGAATAGTAAATTATATATACAGTTAATTATGAGTTATAAAGTAAATGGTAAAATAGACCAGATTTCAGAAATTAAGGTACACGATAACGGTGCTAAGTCATTAGACTTTATCTTAAAAACAGAGGAGCAGTACAACAACCTATATGTATTTAATATGTATAAAGGTGCTAACTATGCAGACTCAGTAGATAAGTTTGTACAATACAACAAAGTAGGAGACTTAGTAGCAGTAGAATTTAATGTAAACTCTAGAGAGTGGCAAGGTAAGTACTTTACTAACCTAACATCTTGGAGAGTAGACAAACTTGATTCTTTACCTAAACAAGAGGCAGTAACTGCTGAGGCATTTGCTCCTGATAGAGAGGATTTACCTTTCTAGAAACTAATGGGGGTAGGGTAACTTATCCCCTTTTTTATTACCTTAGACAAAAATAACAGACAGATGCTTATAAATTTTGAAGAACAGATAAAAAAACTAAGGAACGTAAGGTCAGGAAAAATTAAGGAGGGTTACAGATTAGACATCCCACAGATAGACCAACACTTTAGATTGAAGAAAGGAAACTTTAACGTAATACTAGGACACGCAAACGTAGGTAAGACTACTGTGATTCTATACTTAATGTTACTGTATTCTAGAAAACATAATATTAGATGGTTAGTATTTAGTTCAGAGAATGAACCTTACTCACTAATAAGAAAACTAGTAGAGTTTATAGAAGCAAAACCAATTAACAAGATAGAGGATGATATTTTTGATAAAAGAGTATCTTGGATTAATGACCATTTTAAGTTTATAGAACCTAATGACCTATACACCTACAAACAAGTGCTAGAGTTAGCCCAACACGTTAAGAACGCTTGGCACTATGATGGTTTATTAATAGACCCTTATAACTCTCTTATAAAAGATAGGAACGTATTAAAAGGATTGAGTGGACACGAGTACGATTACCAAGCAACAAGCGAGATGAGAATATTCTGCAAGACTAATAACATAACAATATGGCTTAACACACACGCAGCAACTGAGGCTTTAAGAAAGAAGCACGGTGCTAACCACGAGTACGCAGAGCATCCTATTCCGCCAATGGCTAGTGATGTAGAAGGAGGAGGTAAGTTTGTAAACAGAGCAGATGACTTTTTAGTGATTCATAGATATATACAACACCCTAGAGATTGGATGTATTCTCTGATACACGTTAGAAAAGTAAAAGACATAGATACTGGTGGTAGACCAACAAGTCTAGATGAGCCAATAAGATTAAAGAGTGTTATAAATAATGTAGGGTTTGAGATAAACCACAGAAATATCATAGAGCCTTTTGTAGAAAAGCAAGAGGAAGTACCATTTTAAAAAATAAACATATGCAAATAGATTTTGGAAGTGTAGGGGTAGATTTACAGATTATACCAATATACGGATTATCAGCAGGGATTTTATATTATGACCCTAACCTAGAGCCTGACCAAGACAATGTAGACCAAGACGACTTTTATCAGCAAGTAACAATAATGTTATTTGTCTTTGGTTTACATATAACGGTATGGAGGTATTAGAGATAATCTTTAAAAAACATCAAGACTGGTGTGATATTGTAGAATCCTTTGGTGTGAATCCTGATACTGCTGAAGATATAGTAATGGAGATGTACATAAAAATAGATAGACTTGTGAAAGCAGGAACTGATATAATGTACAACGAGCAAGAGGTAAACTATTATTACGTTTATAGAACACTACACACATTGTTCTTAGACCTTAAAAGAAAAGAAGCTAAAGTAAACGTAATAGGAATAGATGAAATCACAGAGCAGCTTACCCAAGATTTGCACATAGACTATGAGATACTATATGAAAAACTGAATAAAGAAATGGAATCTTTATACTGGTATGATAGAAAGGTATTTGAAATAATAGACTCAGGGGAAAGTTTCCAATCTCTAAGCGACAAGACTAGCATAAGTTATTACTCACTTTATAACACATATAGAAAAGTAAAGAAACATTTAAAAGACTTATTCAAATGAACAGAATAGAAGAACTTATAAAAAATTATATACATCCAATTACAGGTTGGGAGTATAGAAAAGAAAGAGATAAAGCAATAATGCTAAAACAACAGCGGAGACGTGAAAAAAGAAAAAAATGAGACTAGGAGACTTAGTAGAAAAAATAACCACCTACACAGGTATTAAGTGGTTAACCAAAAAGATATTTGGAGAGAACTGTGGGTGTGAGGAAAGAAAAGATAAACTTAATAAAATAACAATCAGCAGGAATGGAACAAGAAATTAAACTGTCCAAGCAAGATTACATAGACTGGACTAACTTTAGAAACAATAAGAAGAACACTCTAGCACCTGAGGAGTTTGAGATGCTATGTCAATTCCACGCAGTATATTTCAATCATAGGTATTACAAACCTTGTACCTGTAATCCAAAAGAGATTAACAGATGGATTACTCAAATGAACGAACTATACGAGAATGGACATAAATAAAGTACATAATTTAGAGAAGGCAGTAATACAGATTTTAAACCTAGATGGTTGGGACTTAGATTGGTGTGGCGGAGGATTTGAGCATTACGATGCAGTAGGCGAAACTCCAAAAGGGCATCCTTGTGTCATAGAAATGAAATTCAGAAAGAAATACTATGAGACCAAGATGCTAGAGAAACTTAAATATGACAAGCTAATGGATATGCCTGCAGATATGGTCAAGATATACTTTGTAAACGACCCAAAGGCTAACTATTTATTTTGGCTTAATGAGTTAAAGCTAGACCCAACTGAACAACTATACTGTCCTGATACTACATTGTGGACTAAGAAGAAAGTAAACAAAAGCGTTTACCTATTAAGAGAAGAACAGGCAACAATAATAAACTTGAACAAATGACAGAACTTAATTACTTAAAGGCAATACTATTATCTCAGTTACTTATTGAGACTATGGACTCACTAAAGGGCAGCAAGTTTTTTAAGGAGTCAGTAAAGTATAATGTAAACAGAAGCATCAAAGAGTTAGAGCAGGTATTCAATACCAACTACAATAACATCTATGACAACAACCCTGAGATGACTACTAATGTTTTAAACAAGATAGAGGCTTTAGTAGACAAACTATCTACCTCATCTGTGGATGAACTGGTTATGATTGATTCAGTAATAGACAAGTACCACGAGAACAAAGAGTGGTTTAAGAAACACGGAGAAGCAGAATTTTTAAAGATTGACTAATGGAAACCTTTTACAAAGATTTAAGCAGAGGAGAAGCTATTGAGCAAGAGTTGTTAAATAAGATACAACTAAAATATCCTAACGCTTATAAGGTAGAAGGATACTTTAAAGATTATGATTTATATGTTCCTGAGATAGATAAAAGCATAGAGGTTAAATCAGATGAGAAATCTAAGTACACAGGTAATATTGTTGTAGAGATAGAGTTTAATAATAAACCATCAGCATTGTCTACAACAAAAGCAGATTATTGGGTGTGGTGGGATGGTTATGATTTTACTTGGTTCTATACTAATGAAATTAAAAAATGTATTAAAGAAACTAATCAAAAACTTTATACTTTTATAGGCAAAGGAGATACTAAAGAAAAAAAAGCCTATCTAGTAAAGAAAGATATATTGTTTAATTATTCAATTAAGATATGACCTATATTTTATCCACACTAATATCTATAATGACTATATTGAAAACTGTAGAGACAAACAATAATCCTGACTCTATAGGAGACAATGGAAGGTCTTATGGCATCTTACAGATACAGAGAAGCGTTTTAAAGGATGTTAATAGGATTTATGGTACTGATTACTACCACGAGCAGATGTTCTCTGAGAAAGCCTCTGAGGAAGTATTTAAGCTATATATGTGTTATGGCAAGGAAGTGTTCCTAAAAAAGCATTGTAGATTCCCTACAGAGGAGGAACTGGTTAGAATGTGGAATGGTGGGATATATAAAGGGTACAAATACCGAGATACTAAAAAATATTATAACAAATACTTAAAGATAAAAAATGAGAGGTAATGCAATTCACTATGAAGCCACAGGAGATTACGACATTATAGACGTGTGTAATCATTACGCTTTAAATTTTAACAGGGGTAATATTGTTAAGTACATCGCCAGAGCAGGAAGGAAAGATGATGAACTACAAGACCTATACAAGGCTAAGGACTACATAGAAAGAGAGATAGCTTTTGTAAGGGAGAAAAGAAACCAAGAGGCTAACGACATAAAAGAAGGGATAGTTAGTCCATACAATTATAATTATAAAGAAAGATAGTTGTGTAATTAAAATTATTTAATATCTTTGTGTTGTAAGTGCACCACATATGAGAACTAAAAGGACAGACAGATGTACAAAGTAGACAGAAACTTATTAGAGTTGCAGAACAATGCAGATATGCAAATGCTTCTAGAACTTGTTATGAAGTGGACAAAGAAGTCTGAGAGTAAAGAGTTAAAGGCTTTTGAGGATGCTTTGTTTAGGCAACTAAGATACATTCAAGCACTTGAGGATGAGAGATTTTCATTTGATAGGATTATCTCTGAGTCAATAGCTG